TGCGCAGCGCTTCGTCTTGCTGTGCCAATTGTGGCTGCAAGCGGGACATGATCGCTTCTTGCGCGGTTTTGCCCACGTCAATAGCGCGGGTAGGCAGTTGCGACATATCCAATTCAGGGTTAGATAACAGCCCTTGGATTTTGTCAAAGCCGGTGCTTGCCGTGTCTGCGTATTTGTCAGACAGCGCCATTTGTTTGTCGTGTGTCGCCTGAGCTTGCGGGGTAAGCGTCTGCTTCTGCTCCCATGTACCGTCGCCTAGTTCTTTGTAGGTCAGGCTTCCATAAGGGGTGTATTGATTGACGCGATTAGCTTTGGTCGCGTATTTTGCAGCCTCAAGATTGCCCGCTGCGGTCTTCTCTGCTGCTGCTTCGTAATTGGGTGCGGCTGGTGCGCTAGATTTCATACTTACCCCTAAGATATTTGCAATCTTCCTTGAACATTCGGAAGATATGAACATCACCATCAGGGTTTGCCTGCGCTAGTGTGCATTCTAGCGTAAAGCCCATTTTGGTGACAAGATTAATTGACTTTGCGTTGCTGGCAGCAATCGGGGCCGTTATCCGTCTAACCTTCAATTGGTTAAACGGGTAATGGAATATTAGATGCAAAAAGCCTTTTGTAGCCCAATTACCCTCGGCTGCTATATGCTCAATAACGTTTGCACCATTCCAATCTTCAAACAAAACACCCGCAACCAAGTTGCCGTTTTGTATTTTGCCAATGGCTGTGCCTCGGCCTTTTGTCCAAGTGCCTCCAGTTTTGGCAGATACCCAAGGGCCGACTAGCTCGGCATCAAAAGTAACATCATTGCCAAAAACTCTCACAGTACGCTAGTGCCTTTTTGGTATAGAAAATCGGTGTTGGTGTATCTCACTTCGGAGCCGTTATTTTGCACTTTGAGGCGAACAGATGCGGCATTGCAAACACTGCCTACAGTCTGCCAAGCGGTAAGCGTAGTCAAACTACCGCCCCATACCATCTGCCCCCAAATCATAGAACCCCAAAACATACCAGTAGGCGGGGTATATGCAAGCGCCCCAACTGGTGCAGATGGCACAAAGTCAGTGTTCAGCCCGTAGAGAATAGATGGCGTCCCCGTACTCTGAAAATACGGGCGAACCATCGTGAAATACTTGTTATAGGCCTTGCTGCCAAAGTAACCAAACGCAGGAAGAATATCAGCAACGATAGGCGAAGAAATATCAAGGTTACCCACCCATGCTTTTTTGATGCTGTTGTTGTCGCCGTAGTAAAGCCCTGTAGCAGCGTTTAGCCAGACCGAAGCATTCCAGCCAGTGAGCTTTGTCCATGCGCCTGTAATCGTGTTTTGCGCGTATTGGTAATTTACACCGCTACCCGCTGGCACGTTCAAAATCAGCATGTTGTTGTCGGGGTATTGGCAAATCTGCCAGCCGTAGTTATTGGCGTATGAGTTTGCCGCCTCGCTAACCGAGTTCTGTATTTTGTCGGTTAGCGCCACACGGCGATCAACAGACGCAGACAACAGCCCCTTACCGAGTGGGTAGACGCCTTCCATACAGTTGATAGCCAAGTCGCCGCCGAACTTAACAGCGCAGCGCCGCCCCAATGGTCGCCCGAGGGTAAAAACGCCAATCAATCGCCAATCAGTAGCGCTAGAAGGGTCGGCCCCTGAGTAAACAGCCACTTCGCCATTGCTAGACAACACCACAAGATGATCGTCCGACCCGCTACCTGCGTCGATAGTCCACGTATAAGCAGCCTGAATGAAGCCACCCAATCGAAACACGGAGCCAAGATCAAGCTGAGAAGCCGCCCCGCCGATTGAGTTAACCGGCAGATACCAAACGCGCATCGAATTCTTTTCAACGAAGAAAAGGCGATTCTTGAATAGCTGCGCATGGGCTAGTAGGGTTGTGGTGACACCCGTAATCGCTGGGGTTGAAGCCCCGTCGATAGATTTCCACGTCGCCCCATCCCACAAACGAGGCTTATCCACCCCGTTTACAAGGTAAAGGAACGAGCCCCCCGGCGTGGTGATCTGGGCGTTTTCCCACCGCGCATTACTTAAACCCGTTTGAACCGCTGCGCCCACCGCGCCTGCTGTTGTGACGTTGTAAATAGCAGTCCCAGCCGCTGCAAACAGCGTAGAGCCTCCGGTGATAGGTAGGTACTCTACAAGCGTTTCAACAGTCGCAGGGAGGCCTGTAACGTGGTTGGCGCTACCTTTGCGGATTGCCAGATATGAGGGATATGGCCACCAGTTATCCATGATGACCGCATCGCTTTGGGGCATGTCCGCGATACCATTTCTGTCGTTAAGCCCCCCCGTCGGGGAAGGCACTGATGTTGCGCTAGAAGCTGACATTTTTTGCCTCTTTGGTATAATTCAGACTCATGGCTAGGTTTGCTCCCGAAAACCAGTCGCTCCACTGGCTGCCATGAATTTTACATTTTGGAGCGTTGCTAGGAGCAACAACATGAAAGAAACGTGGAAGCCTATTCCCGGCTATGAGGGTCTGTACGAAGTTTCCGACTTTGGCAATGTTCGCGGCGTTGACCGCATGGCAACAAATGCGCACGGGATTGAACTTAAGCGACAACGCGGCAAAACGCTGAGCCAAGGAACTGATCGCATCAAGCGGAAAACTGTAGACCTTTACAAGCAGCGAAGCCGCAAAACAGCTTACGTTCATTACCTTGTATTGCTGGCCTTTGTTGGACCAAGACCAGAAGGTTTTGACTGTTGCCACAATGACGGAAACCCAAGCAACAACCACACAAGCAACCTGAGATACGACACGCGATCCGGTAATTTTAGGGACAAATTGCTGCACGGCACTCATAATAGAGGCGAAAACAGCCCCGTCAAAAAGTTGACCGAGGCGCAAGTTTTGGAAATTAGAAGCAGGGCAGCACGCGGGGAAAGTCACTGCAGCATTTCCGCAGACTTCCCAGTTAGCCGCAAACACTTGACTGACGTTGTAAATCGCATCTATTGGTTTCACATCTAGCCCCCCCCGACTGGCGCTGGTATGGATGTTGCGGAGGCGTTCATTTAATCGCCTTTGCAAAACCCACGGCGGGGATAGCGTTGCCCAAGAATTCACCGGCCATTTTTGGCAGGCCTTGCTGAACCGGTGCGGTTAGTCCTTGTTCTTCCATCCACTGCGAACCCATTACAGGGTCTTGAATGTCTAGGCCAGCTTTACGCAGGGCGTATGCGATGGCGTCAACAGGTACAGCCGCAGTATCTGCAACCGTGTTTGATGCGCTTTGTGCGGTGTCTCGCAGTGCTTTGATGATTGCTTGCTTGTCCATTTAGCCCCCAAACCCAGCTTCAGGCAGATTCATTGTGGTCATCAATACTGTTTGGCCCATTGGCGACAGGCTCAGCTTTGGAAACGATTTGTCTTGTGCTTTACAGTTTTCGAGCAAAGACCTGAATTCTGCCATGTCGTAACTCATGTCAAGACCTTTAGCAGATTTCCAGTGAGTTTTAAGACCAGTGATAAGCAAGCTATCGGGAAACACAAAAGTATCAGTATCCGATTGGAATGCTGTCTGAGCCACGCCGCTAGGAGAGTTGATCCATGCACCAGAAATATACTCAAAACCAAACACAAGTCCGTTAGGCGGTGGAGGATTGATTGCATAGGTATTCCCAACGATGCGGAAACGTTCACGAGGGCCAGCATAAACAATGCCGGATTTGAAAGACTGCCAATCCTGCGCAGACTGCGGCCCCATCAAAGGCCAGCGGTTTGTTCTGTCCCATTCAGTCTGCGGGATTTCCTTGATGTAATCAGGGGGTAGGTTGTACTGAACCTGCGAGAACTGAAGGTCTACTGTGCCGCTTTGTGTCGCTGGCATATTCAGAGTGACCTGATTGGAGTTATCAACGCTCGTAATCTGCGCAAATGGCGCTATACCAAGCCCAGAGACTCCAAATTGAGTGCTTAGGCCGGTAGTACTGGAAATGCCTGTAATCGCGCTAGAGCCTTCTGTAACGGTTCCAGTGCGGGTATATGCGACAGTCTGAAGGATGTACTCTTTATTGAGCCGTTGCCATTCAAACTGTCGCACAAGATCATTACCCAACCGATACAACAGCGCAGAGATTTGGCGTGTCTGCGGGTCATTCGTGCCCACGATGACGGTAGGCCGATTGATTGCGAGTTCGTCGCAAACTTGTTGTATCAGTTGAAGTAAATTCATTTTATAACCTAAATAACAGTCCAATCATCGGCCATCAAATCAGTCTGACTAGCAAGCCAAGGGCATTTAGCTCCCGGCGTTGTTTTGGCGTTTTCTGGATAACTAATAAAAATATATGGCAAAGTCATTTTGCTATTGGCATCTGGTTGTTGTACCTCAAGCCATAGACCTGAGCCATTCCACCCTTTTCGTGCGACTTTTTTGCCAAGTTTGAGCATGTGCAATGCGTCGCTAAAAGTCAGCGATTGATTATCGCCTTCAATGTCACGGTATGCCGCCTCAAATGTATCTTTAGGACTCCAGCTTGTGTAGCCGCCTTCGTATTTAACACCATATCCGGGATTGCCATCTTTTTCAGCGGCCCATGCCAAAACGATCTTTGTGCCAATATAGTAATGTGTCATGCTTGCGCTCCTTCGGCAGCTTCCTTGCGTGGGCGTCCCACTTTCTTCTCGCCGCTTTCCAGCATTGCGCGGAGTTCTGCCATTTCTTGGCGCAGCTTCTCGTTTTCCAGTGCCTGAGCCGTTGCCGCTGCGGTGGATTCTGCGACACCAAGATAAGCCTTGGCCTTTTCTCGCAAGTCGCGGAAACCCATTCCCATTTTTTGACAATGGCTGTCAGTCAATCCTGCGAGTTGTTCAACAGTGTGGCACTCAAAGTATTTCGACTCTTTCACCTGTGCGCGGGTGATTTGTGTCCACTGCTCCAAAGGTGTACCGGTGAAGCCTTGCGACTCGCCGCGCTGATATTCGGCCCATGCTTTGGGGTATTTGTGTTTGTCTTGCTCAGTGAGTTTGCGCTCAATGATGTTATTCGTATCGCCGGGGATGGTGATGCGGATAAACGGCAAGTCAGTGAAGATCGGGCGGCCTGCTTTTTCAGATTCCGCTTTCAGTTCGACTGCTTCCGAGTAAATGGTTGCGAAAACGTGGGACTCCCATTGAGGTTGGCTCATGGATACCTTTCAGTGGTTGATAAGAAGATGGCCCCGAAGGGCCACCTGATTTTACGCTTTAAACGCTTGCTTTGGAGAACCAACCGCGATCACCTGCGGCCATTGCGACAGCAGGGGACAGGTAAGAACCACCAGTAGCGGTAGCCAAAAAGGTTGTAGCGTTAACAGTGCAAACTGCGGTAGACGCGGTGATTGCGGCGTTAGCTTGTGCATAGACAAACAAACGGCCATTGGATCCGAACACCTGCGAACCCAAACGGGCATCAGTCACTTTACCGGCAGCAATATCAGCGGCCAGAGTGATGGTGTTTAGGTCAGCGCCTACGCTGGGGGTGATGGAAAATGGAGTAGCCATGATTTAATCCTTTCAATGTTCATTTGTGAGCCGTGCATTCCAAGGGGTTTGCACGGCCCTGACTAAAATTAGTCATCAATCAGCCAAAACTCCTTGGAACTGAGCGCCAGAGCAGGTCAGGTTACCAGCCCACCCTACGAGGCGAACGATAGCGTCCTGATTTACGGACTGACGGTCGCCGCCGATTGGCACAAAGTTGCGGTCGCGGTGTGGGCGCAAGAACATGAACTTCGAGTTAATGAAGTACATGCGGTTGGTGGGGATAGAACCACCAATGCCGCCATCCAGATACACGTCGCAGTTCAAGCCAGCGCCCATGTACTTGATGGAGGTGAAGCCAGCAGCAGCAGACGACTCGGATGTCACGCGCTGGATAGCTTGCAACGACTCCAAAAACAGGCGGTAATAGTTGTTGTCAGCCACGATCATGTCAGGGCGATCTGTGCCGCGAACCAACTGCACAGCCACACGGTTCATGTAGCTCTGAATGTTGGCAGAGGTAGCAGCAGCGCCGCCATCGGTGGTAGCGTCAAACGCCACGTTACGCCAGAAGCTCCATGTGGCACGGTTAATGCCGCCGTAGGTGCCGGATGTAGGCGAAGTGGAGATGGCAGCAGCCAAGCCGGTGATGTCCTTACCAGAGTTGCCGGTACCGTCAGAGTACACGCCAGCGCTGATTTGGTTCATCAACTGAGCTTCAGCCACTTGAACACGTCCTTCCAGCATGTCGATGATCTGCTCTTTACCAGCGTTTTGGAGCTGTTCAAGGCCAGAGATAGATACGGCAGCGGCGTATTGCTTTAGGTCGAACTGAGCCGCAGAGATTGGGCTGTTCGGGGTAATGTCGATGGTGTCGTAACCGGAGTACGAAGAAGCGTTCTGGGTAGAAGCGTCGTTGTACATCAGTTCCTGCAAAATCACGTTACCACCGGAGAACGGCTTGACGTTGCCGCGCTCTTTCAGTTTTGCAAGCAAGGCGTTGTTTTTGGTCACCGAGTCAGCCAGAGTACCGGAACGACTCTGGATGGTGGTGGAGATAATATCGCTCAAATTGGCAAAAGAGGCCATGATTCAGGTTCCTTTAAATTGATTAGCTAAATTGACTTGCAATCAAAGATCGCAGATCGCTTCCATTAGTCTGTACACCGCCAGCGCTAGGACTAGAACCTTTCACCGATACTGCCGCAGTTTTTGCGCGTAGGTTTTGGGCTTCTGCCATTGCCTTTTTCTGAGCTTCAGACCGTT